ATGCACCCTTATGTGTGCCCCCCGGGCATAAGGCCTGGTGTGCACATGATTTGTCTGAACATTGAAACGGGCGAACAGAAAACGTTTAGTTCTATAAATAAAGCGGAAAAAGCTTTTTGGTTCAGCGAAGGCTACCTTAGGGACAAGACCAAGGGCGGCAAGTGCTATATAGAAAATGGCTGGGAATTTAGACGAGGAGTGAAGAAATGAAAATTGAAAAGATCGAGAGCTATCCGTCACTGACGATAGATGAGCAAGAAACTGTCCTTACCTGGGATGCAAAGGAACGAGCGTGGCATATATGTACTGACTACCCAGCACACGCAAGAAAGTATGAAGTAGCGCTTGATGAGTCCAAGCCTGTCAAGAAAGGCTACCGAGACGGAGCGTTAGTTATGATCGATGGGTATCTGGACGAAAGCGCATATACGGTCCGGATCGGCAAGAAGCGCCGTTACTCTGATGAGCAAAGAGCCAAGATGGCGGAACGACTTAAGATTGCGAGGGAGAAAAAATGAAGATTAAGGAATTCAGAAAGAAATACCAAGAAGAAACATGGTGTAAAGCAACGCCACAGGAAAAGGCAATGTACGAATTTTGCATGAGCATGAAAATCATGAAGAAGACTCTTGAGCTTATCATTGCAAAGCGTGAACAGGGAAAAATGACCGTTGAAAACGCACACAAGTTGGTTGACGACAGCATTTGCGCGTTACTCGACGCAAACGAACTCCTTGACTGTATGATTAAAGAACAGGAAAAGCAGGGTGACAGAAGGCTTGATGATTAAGGGTGCAAGGGAGAAGGATGGCAGAGACTGATGGCATTTTTTAGAATATTTTACAAGCAAGCGAGTGCTACTCCACACGGAGCAGTCGAAGGCGATTTAAAATGCGTAGACGTGCAGGATTATAAAATCGAAGACGGGTTCGTACTAATCTGGTATGACACGATGGATAGGGTGAACCTCCCTGATCTAGTTATCAATACTGACCGTGTTCAAGAAATCGACCTTCTTTGGAAAAAAGAAAAGAGTGATGAACAATGACTGAAACAAGATTTGCCGTAAGAGTACCACATACAATGAGAGCGTGGTACGTTCTTATGGATTTTCCAGACGGCACAACGGAGCTTATGGTGATCGTCGGTAACAGTGGAGAAGCCCCACACACGCTTGACACAACATTAACGCTTGAAGACATCAGAACATGGGGATTGCAGGACTATGACCGCATAAAGGTACAGGTAACTGAACGCAAGGCGGAAGACGGAGAAAAGAATGAAAAATAACATGAACGAAACAGTGATTTTAAAAACAGATACGCTTGCAGAGCTTATGGGTATGGCTTTGCTCGCCGCTAACGAGGAGCTCTTGCCGAAGAACGCGTATGAAGAGTGGTTCAATCTCAGATTCGGACGGGAAATAGGTTTTAAAATCGATGGTTTAGAAAACGGCTGGGGCCGTGAAGAAATTCATGATTTGAACAGCCTGGTTGATGATTGGGCTCAGCGCTTCAAAACTAACAAAGCGTTTGAGAAAATCTCGGAGCATGCTTGGGCAAAGGAGAAGGAAGAAAAAATGACAGAAGACGCAACTGAATACAACCATCCGCAACGTTATACAGGCGAAGACGGTAAAGACTTGATCGACCGCTTTGAAGAAGGATTGATTCCTGAAGAACAAGTGAGAGGATTCCTGAAAGGAAACATCTTGAAGTACGTGACAAGATACGAGGATAAGAACGGCATGGACGATTTAATCAAGGCAAACGAGTACTTAAGACGCCTGATTGCATTTGAAGACGGAGGAGATAGCGATGATTAAAACGATGCTTGGAGAAACGTGCGGAACGTGCACAATAGACAAAGGCGAAGAATGTTTCAAAAGTTACTTGATCGAGGGCGACTGTGGCAGGTTCTGGGTATCAGAAAGGGAATTTAAACTGATAAAACTGCCGTTTCTTGCAACAAAGGAACGAAAAATATATGACGAAAACGTGAACGTGCCGCTGAAGATTGAAATGTTTCGTTGTGATGACGGCAAACGGCATCTTTTTGACACTAAGTACGACTACAAAATTATCGAAGCAATCGTTAAAGGGGGCTATAACGATTGAGGGTACAGGCACAATCACATTTTGCAAAGAAAGTAGAGCTTGACGGGTACCGTTTCGATTCCCAAAAAGAAGCGGCATTTTATGAACGGTACATTAAGCCAAGCGGTTACAAGTTTGAGTGCCAAAAGAATTTCGTTTTGCTGGATAAGTATGAGGACTTGGAAGTAGTCAACCTCAAGAGAACGGCATACAGAGCTGACTTCGTGATTTATAACGAGGACGGGACCCTGAAGCATGTGTATGACATCAAGAACGGGTTCTCTGATTACGCAATCGACAAACGAGCGAAACTCAAGTTTGCCATGTTTGCTCGCTTGTACGGTTTGCCGGTTGAGGTGGTGGTTATCAGAGCGCATGACTTCAAAGCGACTATTACGGGGGCAACTAAGAAATTGGAGCCGATTATCAAAACTGACGTGAGTTACGATTGGCAAGACGTTGTTAAAACACCATAACAGGCTCTCTGAGCAACTTTAGGCTTGCAAGGAAATGCGATGGATTGAAAGGGGGTGACAAAATGAAATTTGTAGAAGCAGTAAATCTAATTGAGGAAAAATACAGTGCGCAAGCGTTCGACCATTTGGAAGATTACGCCGAAGACAAAGCAGCACAAATCCTTTTAGAAGAACGAAAACGATTAAGAGCAAAAACCAACAAGAAATGTGCAAGAGGCAAAGACCCCGGACCACTTGTGCTCAAAAAGATGATAGAGGACGGGTACGCCTATGTGGATATAGTGGCGGCAACGAATTTGGGCATAAACACGGTCCGAGCCAAAGTTGAAAAGTATGGTTTGAAAGAGCTTTACCACAAAATGCATCCCGAAGTCAGAAGGTCCAACGTCAAGGTATTATGTATCAATCACACGACAGGCGAGCAAAGAGAATACGAAACTATGGCAAGCGCCGAACGTGCTTTAGGCTTGTACCGTTGTGTTTTGTCGCAAAATATGAAAAACGGAAAAGCCTTTGTGCATGGTGACTGGGAAATCAGGAGAGAACAGTGAGTGGAAGACTTATAAACGTTGAAGATGGCTTGATAAAGCCTTTACTGGCTCTTCTTTTAAAAGATAAGACAACAGGCGAGAACATAATCTGGGCGACTGACACGCATCCTGTTTTTATGAGCGAAAAAGACATATTGCTGCATAGCGAAGCGATAAGGCCAAGGGTTGAAAAATCTTTAGATGAGCAAGCTGCAAGAACAAAGAAGAAAGCAGAAGTCTTTACGCCTACTTGGGTATGCAACCGTATGAATGACAATATCGACAAAACAGCGAAGCGAAAGACGTGGAAAGAATATGTTGATTCAAGAATACTGGAAATCACGTGCGGCGAAGCCCCTTTTCTTGTGCAAAGATATGATACCGTTACAGGGGAACCAATACCTTTAAAAGACAGGGCAGGGCTTCTTGACCGCAAACTGAAAGCCATCGGCAAAAACACATGCACAAGAAAAGAATGGGTTGAATGGGCGATCAGGGCGTTTGAATCGTCATACGGTTACGAGTATCAAGGCGACAATCTTCTTATAGCAAGGATCAACTTGCTGTTAACTTTTGTTGACTACTATAAAGATCGTTGGGGAGAAGACCCAGACAAAATACTGTTGCGGCTCATCACAAATAGAATCGTATGGAACGTGTGGCAGATGGACGGGTTAAAGAACACAATCCCATTTAGAGAAGACAGATGCAGAATACGTGATTGGCGCAAACGCAAAACGGTTATTTTTATGGAGGAACAGTGAGTGATCTTGTTTGGGAGACATGGTAAAATATAGGTATAGAAAAATTACCTTTTATTTTTTATAAATTATTTATTGGTGTAACCCCGTAAAACTGATCTTTGAGTGAGTGAGTGGTTAATCGGGCGATTGATTGACGAAAACATGGCTTAAAACAAGCCATGTTTTTTATTAAGGAACGGTGATATATACGGAAGAAAGATATTTGCTGAAGTACAGCAACACAAAATACTATAAGCGGAATGGCCAGGGAAATATTCAAGGCACAACAAGCAACATCGAGATTGCTGGGGAATGGTCCTTTCATGAATTGCAAGAAAAGGGATATTTAGACATTATTAGAATCAACAAAAGGAGCGTGTTAAAATGAATTATATGTTGGATGAAGGAGCATTCAAACCGGAATATGCACATGCTGAAGACGCAGGGATGGACTTGAGGACGCCAATTCCGTTCAATGTTTTACCACATTCAAGCTATACGGTCGATACAGGGGTTCATGTGCAGCTCCCGCAAGGAACTGCAGGAGTATTAGTTTCAAAAAGCGGATTGAACGTTAAGCACGGCATCACGTCAACGGGACTTATTGACGAAGGCTACACAGGCTCAATCAGAGTGAAACTGTATAACCATTCTGAACGCCCATACCAATTTCAAACAGGGGACAAGGTTTCTCAACTGGTGATCATTCCAGTTTCTCACGAAACGTTGAAAAAAGTGCAGAAATTCCGTAAGACCTCACGCGGAGACAAAGGTTTCGGCAGTACGGGCAAATAAGTTTTAAGGAAGGGGTAATCGTTTTGAATTTGAGAAAAGTCAACGCAACAAAAACTGCAAGACAAGTAAAAGTGTTTCTGAGGGAAGATTACCCCGTTTTGCTGGCGAGAGCCGGTGTTTCGCATGAATTTTTGGAATCAGAAGAAGAGGGCACTGAATTTCTCAATCAAGTAAAAGAAGCGTATTTCAAGTGTTTGCCGTTGCATAAACAGATTATCTCGTTACGGCTCAAACGAACGACCGATTACAACATCGCAAAAGAAATCGGCTATGAGATTACGCAAACGAGGCAATTCAAAATTGCGGCATACGTGGAATTTGCAGAACGCTTAGCGGCATTGAGTGATCTTGATTTGAGAGTGTGGTAAAATATAACTAAATTAAATAAAATTTAAAACACAAAAATTCTTTTTATTGTTATTAGTGGAACCTTGTCAAACTGGTCTTTGAGTGAGTGAGTGGTTGATCGGGTTTTGATTGATAAAAAAACACGGCCTGTTTTAAGGACCGTGTTTTTTATTTTCCTTGTTTTTCGCTTTCTTTCAGGATTTCTGATTTTGAATTTTTGGATTTCAGATTTCCTAATTTTGAATTTTGGATTTTCTGATTTTAAAAAATGGTTCCTCCTGGGTGCCAATTATTGAAATCAGAAGCGGCGATTGTCAGTGTTAGTTTTATACTTTTCCTTTTATTCTTTTTTATTCTTTTTTATTTTTTGTTTTGTTTTTCGCCGCCTTGAAATACTGCACAAAAATGCAAAATTTTCCATTTTTTGATTTCCTGATTTTGGAAAATAGGCTTAACGAGCTTGTAAAAAGCCGATTTAGAAACGGCGATTATCAGCATGAAGAATAGATTTTGTGTGCGATGCATAATAGCCGTATAGAGCCGACAAGCACGCTAAGAAAGCCTGTAACGCATTTGAAAATGCACGGGGGGCAAACTATCAAATGAGCTTAAAACGTCTTAAAAAGCATTACAGAGCTTTTAACTTTTCATCGATTACATCCCTCAACGCTTGCAGATCTTCACGGTATCGATCGACACCGACTGTGGCCACTGCTTCGGCAGCTTTAGGCGTGGTCATGCGCGCGAAATTATTCGCCGACGCTTTAACAGTTCTATAATATTTTTGTGACGGATTGCCGGCATCGTATTTTTGAACTGCTTTAATTTGTGCTTCGCTTGTTTTTTTCATGGTTATCTCTCCTCATTTAACTTTATGAATTGTTGTTGGCAGGTCGTCGGGCGTGTCCGCGTTAATGTAAACGGGTTCTATCCATTTTAAAATGCGCTCACGGTCTGCACTGTCTCGTTTTCCCGTCCAGAAGTGCGACCAGTGGCCACGCCTCAGGTGCGGGCGAGGGCGTGCGTGCTGTTTATGATCTGCGCTTTGAGTAGTGCGCACAGTATATGAGCGATTACGCTTGATCGTGGCGCCCACACGTACACCAACATCCCAGTGCCTGACTGGGCGCTTGTCGGTTGTTTTGCTTGTCTTCTTGGCCGATGCGGTTGGTCTGCGTTCTTTAATGTCCGCATTGGCGGCGCATAAATATAGAAGCAGCTGTATGATACCGTTGCCGGTATGCGTGGACGGTGCGTGTTCGCTTATCAAACCCCGTCTTACGCTCGTTTCTTGACTGAGCTTGTCGCTTTCTTCGAGCGTTTTTGCGTCTAAATGTATGTCTAACAAGCCTTCGTTCGTTGTGCCGTTTTTTTTATTCCAGGCAACGAATAGGATCTGCAGCACGTCATGACGCTTCAGGCACATGAAGCCGTCAACCGGTTCGTCATTGTAGCTAAAGAGGTTTGGCGTCATGATATACGCACATTCAAACGGCAGGCGCTTCAGCATCTCGCTGGCAACCGCTAAATCAGTTTGAGCGGTCAACTCTTCGACAAGTGTCTTGTCAAACTCATAGATGAGTTTTGTTTGCCGCCAATGGCTAGACATGACGTATGCGTATGCGTATGCGTATGCGTTCATGTTATCTTTCATGTTCGTATACTCTTTGATCAGATCCGCCGCACGGTCTATGTCGTCTACGCCTTGCAGTTCTGGAACAACATCCAAGACTTTATCCGCTTGTTTCTGCAACTCAAGCGGGATGAGCTTTCTTTTTCGTTTCATGTAATCCTCCTCAAACACAAATAACCCCATGCAGGGGCTATTTTTTTAATCTTCATCTTTAAAGAACGGCAACAGTATACACAGTACAATCGCCGCCATCAGGTAGCCTGATAATTTAATCATCGGCTTTGCTCCTCTCTGTTCGATGCTATTCTTCGGGCTCTCCGAAAATTTCAATGTATTCGTCCGCATCGAGTCGCTCTTCCGCCCAACGCTTTGCTTGTTCTTCAGTGAACGGGATAATTTTCTCTCCGCCACCAGTCATGTCGCCGACTGGCTGACTGTATTCAGTCATTGCTCCGCCTTGACCGTACAGGAAAAATTCGCCGTTTTTCTTGCGATACAACGTTTCCGACAAGTTGCGGAAATCGTTCGTTGAAAGACCGTTCCAAAAGTCGCCAAGTTCCGTTGCAGTTTCAGTGTTGTACATTTTGCCGTTGATTATTTTTTTCATTTTTTATTCCTCCGTTTCTTTAACGGGCATCTCACCCGTCCGGCGTCTAGGTCACTGCCGATTTTTGTCTTAGTCCTCAATGCTTGCCAACCACTCGTTGGCGTCGTTTGCCAAGTCTTCAACAGTTTCTGCGAAAGGCTTCCAAGCCATGCTTTCGTAAGTGTCATAAAACGAATCTTCCATGTTATAAAACTCTTCAAGCGTATCAGCGTAACACCAATATGGAATGTCTTCCACAAATATTGCGTCGGCGTTTCGGTAGTTATTGACGATTGTGCCATCTTCTTTGACGTGCAGATAGTAACGCATTGTTGTCTGCTCGCCTAACCCTTCGAGCTCTGCACTTGCGTTGTCAACCAACTGTTCAAATACTTGTTCCTTCGTTAATTTTTTCATTTTTATTTTCTCCTAGAATTTTAATCAATAAATTTTGTTTTGACGTCAATAACGGCGTCAATCCAACTAATATTCCATAGCTTATCGACCGTGGTTTGCGCATCATTGAAGCGTGCGTAATGATCGTACACTTTGTCTCGATCGTCTACTACCGTAAATACAGGGCGCGCTTTTATTATTGGCCCGTTTATGCATCCGTCTTCATCGAGGCTGTACAGAGTATAATATGTTATCCTGCCGTCCTCGACGTCGCATTCGATGTTTTCTTTAAACCAAGCCTTAACTTGGTCAATCGTGCCGGATGGGATTTCCCAATCTGAAGGGCCGCATTCTCCATCAGGATTATCAATAAAGCCGCCGTCGTATTCCCTTGGCGTCACTGATGCTACTTCTAACATCAACTCATCGCTTGTATAAATCTTTTCTGCCATAATAAAGACCTCCTAAATTCTATTTTGTCCGGCCTGTCTCATCGGTGCAGGGTGGCCATGTCCTACAGACGGGGCATCAGAACCCCGTTTCGGCTTAATATTCAATGAATTTGATTTCAAGACTGATTTCAGCGTCAATTTCTTTTTCATTCCAAAGCTCGTTCACTTTGGAATTGGCCTCGTTGTAGCGATCGAAGCGCCCAACCTCATTGCAATTCTCATCTTCAACAACGAAGATAGGGCGGGCCTCGATGATCGGATCGCCTACATATCCATCTTTGCCGATCTCGTACAGGGTATCATATGAGATCGTGTGCGTGTTTAACACACACATAGCGTGTTGCTTGAACCAAACTTTTACTTGATCGAGTGTGCCGGTCGGCGTTGCCCAGTCCGAATCACATTCGTTGACCGGGTCATCAATATGACCTGCATCGAATTCTTCGAAAGAAACTGTAGCCGTTTCCATCATCAAATCTTCTTCACCGTAAATCTTTTTTTTCGTTTCCTCCGTTTCTTCTACTTCTTTCTTCAAAGCAGCCATCGCATCGCTTTGCTCTTCGCCGAGGTGATGCATCTCGTTCCAGTCTTGACCTGGCTTGAATGCGAAGAAATCGAACAAGCCAACTTCTGCATCGTTGACATCGACAAGAACGGTCATAACCGTTTGGCCGTTCAGCTGAGCTTCAAAGCCCAGCATTCCATCAAAATCCCAATCACCGTTGATATGGTGGAACGTTACCGTTCCTTTGCTTGTTTCTACTTCGTTCATTACAAGTTCTGTTTCCATTTTTCTTGTCTCCTTTAATCTAAACCTAAAGTTACTTAACAACTGCTCCATCGGGTAGTTTGGGTCTTGGCAATTCCCTGCTCGCCTATGATCCCGATGGGGCTATTCAGTTTTCAAAGATCAACGAGGCACCGTCGCGCTCCTTAAGTACATCTTTATTCTAAGCTATATCTTAGAATAAATCAAGCACTTTTTTTAATTTTTTCATCGCTTTTTTCGTCGAGAATTAAAGCGATGATTATAATGCCCAGCATAATCAGTTGGCCTTGCCTGGTGTGTACCAGGCAATAATTCAGATATTCGATCCATGCTGTTAAAAAATCAAACATGAATTTCACCAGATAGCCAAAGTTGACTATCTTTTCTATTAAAAACCATTTCATGGTTAGATCTCCTCCGCATTTTTCGGAAAGTTTCTGTAGCCTTGCAGATACCAGGCCGAATCGTTTTCTTTTATGTAGGCCGACCAGTTCCAGCCGTAAACGCCGGCGTTATAGCCGACTTTTACATAGCCGCTATCTGCGGATGTATCTGTTGAGATAGGCAAGATAAAAGCCTTACCTACAATGTCTTTGCGCGTGAGTCTTGTTTCTTTCATTTGAATTACTTCCCTTCGTTCTTTATGCCTACATTCTAAGCTATAGCTTATATGATTGTCAACAGTTTTTTGGAAAAATCTTCTGTCTTTTTTCTGTTATAAAAACGATAAGCATTAACTTATATATCTTTTATAGTTGTACATATAGGAAGTGATTTGTTTGAAGCAGGTAAACCCTTTTTATAAAACGCCTGAATGGAAAGCGTTACGAAGGTTGGCGCTGAAGCGTGATCACTATGAATGCGCCGAGTGTAAACGCCAAGGGCTAGTTAGCGATAGCCACATGTTACAGGTTGATCATATCCAACCGCTGGACGAGCGCCCAGACTTAGCGCTCAAACTAAGTAACCTACAGTGTTTGTGCCCGCATCATCACAACTTAAAGCATGGGCGTTTTGATAGGATGCAGCAGCCGAAACGCTGGACAGATGAACGGTGGGACTAACCCCCCCGCCTCAAAAAAGTAGACGTTTAGGTGAAAAGTGGGGACCGGTGGAGGGGGGTCATCTTCCTAAAAAAAACCCTAAAAAATACGTGACCTATTAGGTCGAGGGAGAAAGGAGCAACTAATAATGGCTATTAGTTTTCAATTATCGAAAATTCGAAAGCAGTTAGAACAGGAAGTCGATGCAGATAACCCTATTATTGCTGAAAAGATTGAACGGTATATCTCGTTAACACAACGCTATTACGAAATGAACGAAGCTGTCGGAGACACGTTGCTAGTTCCAACGCAAACTGGCGGAGTTCGTTCAAACCCTGGTCTGGGCGAAATGGTAAAAATCAACGGACAACTAATCAATCTGTCGAAAGATATGGGATTGTCTGCTCCTCCTCCTGGGGCAAAAGCATTGGAAAATGCTAAGCGGTGCAAAGTAAGTGATCTTGTATGATTCACAATCAATACGTTGATGAATATATCGATGATTACAAAAGCGGAAAAATACTGCTCAATGATGAACGCAAGAAACTGATTAAGCTGCTTGAAGAAGATGTCTTGCAGAGAGATGTCTACTTTGATGAAAGACGTATCACGAATTGCATCAAGTTCATTGAAAAGTGGTATTTCCCATTGCAACCTTTTCAAAAGTTCATCATTGCATTCATGTTCTTACGTTGCAAAGGCTCTGACGAGTTGTTCTACTCGGACTATTTAATCCTCATGGGAAGAGGCGCCGGAAAAAACGGACTCATATCGGGTATAACAAATTTTTTACTGTCTGACCTTAACGGGATACCGAATTACAACGTTTCCGTAATCGCTAACAGTGAAGACCAAGCCAAAACTTCAGTGAAGGAAGTATACGACGCAATTGAACGTTCTGACGTGCTGAAAAAGGTATTCAAAAACAACATCGCTGAAATATCGAGCAAAACAAACGGTTCAGCGTTCGCATACAGAACCTCTAACGGAAGTACAAAAGACGGTTTGCGAGACGGAATGGTTATTTTCGATGAAATACATCAGTACGAATCAAACAAAAACGTCAAGGTTCACGAATCTGGTTTAGGCAAGACTCCGGACTCACGGGAAGTAAAAATCGGTTCTGACGGTTATGTGAGGGATGGCTATCTTGATAAACAAAAAGAAATAGCCAATCACGTTCTCAATGGTGAAGTTCCGGCCGATACCATGTTCCCGTTCATCTGTAAATTGAACAAACGTGAAGATGTCAATGATCCAAAAAACTGGCAGATGGCTAATCCGATGTTGTGCGAGCCTATGTCAGATTACGGACATCAGCTTTTCAGCAGAATCAAGAAAGACTTCAGGAAGTTAGTCTTTGAACCCTCTATGACTGACGAATTCATGACTAAACGAATGAATATGCCGGCTGAAAACCTTGAACGTTCGGTAGCGCCTTATGACGAAATCAAAGCGACCAACGTTCCGTTGCCTGATTTGGAAGGCAGAGAGTGCATAGGAGCAGTCGATTTCGCCTCGATACGAGATTTTACCGCTTGCGGGCTATCTTTTCTGAAAGATGGCAAATACTGTTACGTTCACCACAGTTTCGCAAGAAAAGAATTTGTGGGAAAGATTTACGGATATGGCAGGAAAGCTGATTTGCAGATGAAGAAGGTCGTCGCTCCGATTGCTGACTGGGAAAAGCAAGGTCTTGTAACGGTAGTGAACGCCAATACCATTCAACCGCAACTGATTGTTGAGTGGTTTGTGAAGATGAGGGAAAAATACATGATCAAGAAAGTAATCATGGATAACTTCAGAGCTGAACTGTTAAGAAAATGTTTTGAAGACGCTGGCTTTGAAGTCGAAGTCATCAGAAATCCTAGAGCTATCTCAGCCTTGCTCGCCCCACGTATTGAAGACGGGTTTGCTAATCATCGTTTTGTTTGGGGCAACGACCCAATGATGAGGTGGTACACAAACAACGTTGAAGTAAAAATCGATAAGACCGGCAACAAGTCTTACGAAAAGAAAGAGCAATTCAGACGCAAGACTGACGGATTCATGGCTTTTCTGTACACGATGTACCGTGCTGACGAATTACAAGACATCGATGTGGAGAAAGAGCTGAATGACATCATGGCGCTTGATTTTTAAAAAGGTGGTGAACAGATGAATGTTTAGTTTCAAGAAGGTGACAACTAGCTATCCCAGCTTCGACGTTATCGCTGATGACGATGCAGGGCAAAGAGCGTATTTGAAGAGAGTAGCTCTTGATGCCGGAGTCAACTTCATTGCAAGACGCCTTGCACAGGCGACCTTTAAGCACAAGAAGAACGGGAAATTTCTTCAAGACGAAGTGTGGTACAAGCTGAACGCCCGTCCGAACCAAAATCAGACAAAGACGCAGTTTTTGGAAAAAGCAATGCATGAGCTTCTATATGAAGGCGAGTGCCTGATCATTTCAACTGACACAGGCGACCTGCTTGTTGCAGACAGTTTTGTTCACAACGACCGGTACGCAGTATACGAAGACAGATTCAAGGGAGTATCAGTAAACGGGTACACATTCCAAAGAGATTTTGCCATGTCTGACGTGATCTATCTGAATTATCAGAATCCTCGCTTGTCTGCTTATACTGACAGCCTTTTTCAAGATTATGGTGCAATGCTAGGACGAATGATTTCGGCAAATATGAGAAACCACCAAATCAGAAGCACTCTGTCAATGGACGCAATGGACAACATGAAAGACGGCCAAAGAAATGCATTGCAGAAGTACATCGATAAGATTTTCCAAGCCTTTTCAAAAAAAGATGTAGCAATCGTCCCTGTCCTTAGAGGTATGGAATACAACGAACTGACAAACTCCAGTAATACAACAAAAAGCCAGTCTTTCACTGATATTTCCGACTTGCGGAAAGATGCAATCAAGACGGTTGCTGACATTTTAGGTATTCCGGAAGTGCTGCTTACAGAAACTACTTCTGATGTTTCCAACACGGAATCGTTCTTCGACAACGGGACGCTGTCATATTTTTACGGGCTTATAAGCGATGAACTAAACGCAAAATTAGTTTCTTCTTATGCTTACCGTAAGGGAGAGCGGATAGAAATAGTTGGGAGAAACGCTCCTGATATGTTCAGACTTGCCGACACAATCGACAAGTTGGTTTCTTCCGGAACAGTGACACGCAATGAAATCAGAGAACGCTTAGGGCTCGAAAAAGGCGGCTCTGAGCTTGATGAATTCTACATTACTAAGAATTACGAAAGGGGGTGATTATATGACAGTTTTGAATCTTAATGGTTCGGTTGTGACTGATGAAGACAAATGGTTTTACGACTTCCTGGAAATTCCGTCAATCTCGCCAAGCGACTTGACGCAAGCACTTGAATCAGATGAAGAGATTGTTCTTAACGTCAATTCTCCAGGCGGAGCTGTGTCGGCAGGGCAAGAAATTTACACCAAGCTTCTGCAAGCACCGCAAAACATTGTTGTGAATATTGTTGGCCAAGCGTGTTCAGCGGCTTCTCTTTTTATCATGGCGGCTGACCAAATCAACATTTCACCAGTCGGTCAAATTATGATCCACAACGTTTCCACAACTCAATCGGGGAATAAGGGGGACATGTCGAAAATGGCTGACACGTTGAGCCTATTTGACAGCTCTCTTGCCAACGCTTACGTGAAGCGTACTGGAATGGCAAAAGAAGAAGTTTTGGACTTGATGAACAAAGAAACGTGGCTTGACGCTGACAAAGCTCTTGAACTGGGCTTTGCCGATGGCGTCATCGGTTCAGAGAATGTCGAACTCGTGGCAAGCGTGGTGCCTGTTTTTTCACACTCCAAGATTGAAAAGTTGAAAGGCCTTTTGAACGGTTCTAAGACTTCTGATGGTAAAAACAATGAAAATTATTTCAAAAAATACGGAGGATTGTAATATGTTCAATGTTAATAAATTGTCGAATTTCGTTGCAAAGCGTAGCGAATTTGCAAATGTAGTTAAAAACGGCAAGGCAACAGAAGAAGAATCCGCAAAAGCATACGAAGAAATGATGGATGCATTGGGTTCCGACCTTACCGACTACATCGACAACAAGATGAAATTGGTCGAAGCAGCACCAATCAACGATGGTATGACCAATGAAGAGCGTGAATTCTTCAACGCAATTGCTAACGGCGATTTGTCGCACGGCACAAAGCAAGAGGTTGTTCTTCCCGAAACAACAGTAGATGAAATTTTTGAAGATATGGTTAAGGAACACCCGTTCTTGCGAATTATCGGTTTGAAGAACGTCGGCTTGCGTTTAAAGTTTCTCGAATCCGATGCTCAAGGCACTGCCGTATGGGGCAAAATTTACGGTGACATCAAAGGCCAACTCACGGCAACGTTTGATGAAACGGACGCAACTCAATCCAAACTCACTGCTTTTGTGGCTATTCCAAACGATGTGGTCGAATACGGTGCTAACTGGATTAAGACATACGTTTCAACACAAATTCAAGAGGCTTTTGCGAACGCTTTGGAATCAGCCTTTATCACAGGTGACGGCAACGATAAGCCAATCGGTCTTACCCGTGACGTTCACACTGGTGTTTCTGTTACGTCTGGAGCATACCCGGATAAAACGGCAACTGGCAAGCTGACATTCGCTGACGCTGCAACTGCAGCTAAGGAACTTGCAGGAGTTATCAAGGCTCTTTCCAAAAAAGAAAACGGCAAATCTTTCGTTGCAAGAGGTAAAGCGGTTCTCTTGGTAGAACCAGGTACGTCGCTTGACATTGAAGCCGCTATGACTGTTCAAAATGTCAACGGTCAATGGGTTTATGCTTTGCCATACGGCATTAAAATCGTTGAATCGGAATACGTCCCTACTGGCAAGCTGATTGCCTTTATTCCTGAACGATATGACGCTTACGTTGCTGGCAACGTCACAATCAAAGAGTATGATCAAGCACTCGCAATTGAAGACGGTCGTTTGTACACCGCAAAGCGTTTCGCATACGGCAAGGCAAAAGACAATACTGCCGCACTCGTTTACACGGTTGATACTTCCAAAGCAAGCGCTTCGGTATCACAAAAGTAGTGACCGCTTATGACAGTGAAACTGGAAGACGTCAAGGAACACTTGCACATTTTCCATTCTGTTGAAGATAATTATTTGACTCGATTACTCACGCAGTCTCAACAGGCTATCACGCAACAAACAGGGGTTGATACAGGCGAATTGTACGATGAGCTTGTAGTGAACCGTGTCAGGTACGCTTACGAAGGCGAACTTGATAAGTTTGTGAGCCGATTCCAAACGGACTTGCTGACGCTTGCCGTATCGAACTTGAAAGACGAGGGTGATGATGATGAGCAAAAGCAAGCATAAAGTCGGTGACTACAGAACACCAGTGGTTTTTTATAGTCTTGCCGAGGATGACTTTTCGCCTGAACCTAATTCTGAAAGCAAAACGGAAAGTTTCAAATGCTTAGCACTATGTTATTCTCCGTCTGCCAAAGATTACGTAATCATGAACGCTCATTCCGTAACGGAGGGCATGACGATTGTTATTCCCGATACAAGAGGTGAGTTTGTCCCCGACGTGTCAATGACCGTTAAAATCGAGGATTATCGGTTTAAAAACACTGAATGGAACGTGCTGGAAGTAGTTCCTGATCTAGAAGAAAATAAATATATCAAAGTGGTATTGGGGGCGGTTGGATGAGCAAAGATATTTATTCCGGCCAATGTGTGTCCGTTTCGATCCAGGGAATTGACGAAGTAATCAAAGCCCTTGAATCGCAGTATTCACAGAAGAAAGTAACTAGGGCTGAGCGCAAAGCAATGGAACTTTCTGGTCGATATGTGAAAGACCATATCAAGCACAACATCGTCGGATATAAGCGGACCGGTGCTACTGTTCGTGAACTTATTGCTGAAAAGCCTCGACGCAGAGCGGGGCAAATGACCGCAAAAATCGGTTGGGACGGCAAAGGCACTTATCAACGCTGGCGCCTGGTTCACTTGAACGAATGGGGATATATGCGAAACGGGAAACACATTAACCCTCGTGGCGTGGGCGCAATTAGAAAAGCAGTTGAAGGTTCGCTTAAGGAAGCTGCAGAAATGCAATTCAGAGTTTTAAAAGAAACACTGGGGTGATTGCATGCGTGATTGGATTGGGGAAGTCGGTACGAAACTTCATGCAAGGCTTCCAACAACAAAAATTTATTATTACCGTACTCCTGACGGCATTCCCGATACGTTGATTTTAATTAGGCCTTACGAAGTAGAACAATCCGCTTTGTCGGCAAGCAATAAGTCTTTGCAGACTAGTGTTGCTTTTCAGATTGATGTTCAATCAACTAACAGAATGACTTGCAGGGAAGTGCAAGCAACTATCGGAGAAAGCCTAAAGGAGCTCGGATACTATCGATTGAACGGTCAAGAACTCGATGATTACTTGGATAACAAGCATTACGTTCTTGCTTACCGTTACAAAATGAAAACAAAACTATATGAGGTGATATAAATGGCTATTAACATCGGTTTTAAACGTTTGACCATTCAGCCTTTTAAGAAAGGCAAGTTTCCGCTTGAAAAAGACGGGGAAGCAATCGTCATTGAAGGCAAAGCTGATAACGGTGGTATGGTTTCTGCAGAACTTTCAGGTATCGCCAAGGAGGCTAAGACTGTTTCCGCATCTAACACAGGCTACTATATTTCCCGTAAGGGTGTAGGCGAGCCTAAGGTAGAATTCGAAGTACTCGACCTTCCAGTAACGGCAGAAACAAAAATTCTCGGTCGCACGCAATCAGAAAAAGGTGTTCAGTATACTGGCGAATCAACAGAAGCTCCGTATTGCGCAATCTTGATGGAATCAAACAACGCTAGCGGCGACAGCGCATTTGTCGGTATGTTCTGTGGCGTGTTCTCGCTCGATGCGCTCTCCCTCAAAACGGAAGAAGTCGGTGCAGACTTTGAACCGGAAAATGAAAAGCTGACGTTCACGGCGGCAGCAAATCCAACGACCGGTGATTACCAAGGCATGTACATGGCTAAATATGCTGGCAAGGATACGGAAGCAATCAAAGAAATTAAGGATAATGTTCTGCTTGCGTCTGTAGTAGCATCGTCGCAAGACCCCGGTCACACAGGAGAACAACGCTAAGATAAAGAACAGGAAGTGGAGTGGATTATTCCACTCTGCTTTTTTTGAGGAGATAAAAATATGATTAAAATTAAACTTTATGACGGAGATAAGAAAAAAGTTGTCACGCATACTGCTCGTTGGGTATCTACAAGAAAACTGCTTGAAGGTTTAGATGTTGACGGAGCGGATTACGATACCGCTTCAGAACGTATCAACGCTGAAATCGCTTTTGTAGCAAGTATTTTTGATGATGTAACCGCTGATGACATTTTAGACGGGGTAAACGCTGATAAGCTTCAGAAGTTTTTGCAAGACTTTTATTCGCAACTTTTTGGTGGAGAAGATGAAGGCGCAAAAAAAACGCAAAACCGCTCACGAACGAAGAACTAAAAGAGAAAATTTGGGATTACGTGAGATCGATAGTCCTCAATCTCAACATTTCCTTAAACGATGTATTGGATAGCGATTTTGAAGGTATGCTTAAAATTACGTCAAGTGAGCGGAAAAAGCCTAAAAAGCAAATCAGTTTATTTGAATTTATAGAGAAAGGAGAATGAGTATGGCGGAAAGAGTTTTAGGACAAGTTGCCGTTGAAATGGATTTAAAAAATCAGAAATTCATGACAAGCATTCGGAACACTACAGCGGCTTTAAGACAAGTCAAGTCTGAAATGCGGGCGAATGCATCGCAGATAGCTTTTTATGGCAGTGCTTTTAATAGTGCCGCTATGAAGGAAGAAGCTTTCAGGGTCAAGCAACAGGGACTCATAAGAGAACTCCAAGCGCAGGAAAACCAAATGAGAGTGCTGCAAAGGCAATTCAACAACTCCATAACCAAGCAAGGCGAATGGTCGTTGGCCACAGGCAAGTACGCAACGCAAATCAACAACCTTACTTCGAGAATGTATGATTTGAAAACGGCATACGTTGAAAACGCAAAAGGAATGGCCAAAATGCGAGCCGAAACCATGGGAGTATCCGGCATGATAAACAAGGTCGGCAAAGCAAGCATTTCAGTTGGCTCTTCTCTTCGCAGTGTCGGTAGCACGATGACACAAGGCGTTACTGTGCCGATTGCGGCCGGATTTGCTTACGCTGCCAAAAAGGTCGTAGCTTTCGACAACACGATGAACGAAAACAAGAACCTTATCAGAGCCGCCGGTGAAGGCGCACGGGAGACGTCAGAAAACGTCAAGAAGATGGCAGAAAACGCTGAAGTGTACTCGAACAAGTATGGTATCAGCCAACAAAAGATCGCCAACGGATATCAAGACTTAATCAAACGAGGGTACACAAGCAAACAAGCCTTGGGATCCATGAACAATGAGCTTAAAGCGTCGATTGCCACGGGTGATTCATTCTCCGACGTCGTAAAAGTGGCCAGCCAGACAATTGAATCTTTCGGTATGAGGACCAGCTCCACAAAAGGAATGGTTAACGCTACAAACAAGGTGCTTAACCAATTAGCTTACGCTTCTGACCTTACAGCTACCACATTCCAAGATACCGGTGTAGCCATGAGTTACGTTGGTGCTTCTGCTCATCAAGCAGGTTTCAAACTATCTGAAACCGCAGCGGCAATCGGTATTCTTTCCAACAACGGTTTGGAAGCTGACAAAGCCGGTACCGGGTTGCGTAAAACAATCATCAGCCTTAATCAAGCCGCTTCTAAAATTGATTCTAAAAATTCAGTTCTTGCCAAACTGGGCGTTAAAAAAGAAGAAATTGTCGGTTCTAACGGCAAGCTGAAAGATTTGGCAAGCATTCTTGATGTAGTTAATAAACACACTAAAAATATGTCAACACTTGAGAGAGGGCAAGTGTTCCAATCGTTATTTGGCACCACGGGTAGGCAAGCCGGTACGATCTTAGCTGAAAATACTTCCCAACTAAGGAAACTGTCAGCGGAAGTTCAAAGCTCTACTTCACAAGATTATATTGGTAAATTGAGCAGAAACAATTTGAAGTCTGCACAGAATCAAATCAAAATCTTCAGACAACAGATAACGAACGCCGGCATGGATGCGGCAAGAATTTTGTTGCCTTACGTGACGAAATTCATCAAAGGCGCTGAAGATGTTCTCAAAGCATTCAACAAACTTTCTGACGGTCAAAAACAAGCCGTTGTCAACATTGCACTTACCGCCGCAGCACTTGGACCACTCTCAATCGCATTAGGCTCTGTACTTGGTGTCATGGGTAAAGTCGCAACGGGGTCGGTCAACCTGTTTTCTAAAATATCTCAATGGCACGCCGCACGGAAGGCATTCCAAGAAATCAGCGTAGCCGGTGAAGGAGCAAGCGGTATTCTAGCCAAGGTAGGCGCAAAGGCGCTTGGAACAGGAGCGAACATCGGTAAAATGGGCGCAACAGTAGGCGCAACGGAAGGCGCTTTGACAACCGCAACTGGTGGTGTATCAGGCTTGACCGCAGCGACATCACTTCTCAACCCGGCAGTATTAGCTGCAGTCGTGGCCGTCGGGGGCGGAACACTGGCTTATGAGCTTTGGGGCAAAAAAGCGATTGAATCGGCAGACCGCACAAAAAGATGGGGGACGAGTGTTGATAAATCCACCGATGAATCGGCCACCTCTTTTAAGAAGTGGAGCACGGACGCAACACTGGCGCTCAATGACACCGCATCGAATACCAACAAGAACGCTGCTGACATTACAAACGCTTTTAACGGCATGACGAAAGCAGTCGAGCATTCTGCCAAAAAACACCAAAAAGCCATCGAAGAATGGGCAAAGAGTTTTGGAAATTCAAAGGTTTCGGAAGCGGTCTTAGAAGAGGCTGATAAAGAAAGCAAAGCAATGAACAAGCACGTTGCCAAAGTGCAATCGTACAACAAACAGATCCAGGAAATTGTTCAAAGAGCAAAAGAAAAGCATGTCAAAATTACTGATGACGAGCGTGTTCAAATCGCTGCTCTTCAACAAAAAATGACTGAAGAACAAGTTAAACTGCTCAATGTTTCAAAAAGTAAAAAAGCGCTGATTTTAAAGGCTGAATTATCGCAAGCAAATGAATTAACTTCAAAAGAATTATCCAGAGTAGTACAGACTACTGCAGATTCACTTGAAAAAGAAAGGCAAGTTTATGCAAAGCAACAGGCGGAAATCAAGCAAGGCTTGAAGAACAAAAAGCTTACTCAAGCTGAAGCCAATGCTGCTCTTGAAGCACTTCAAAAGGACCACAACAGCAAAATGAACGCTTACGGCATCGCTTTTATCAACGCCGAAAAACAAAAGGGATATAGCAAAAAACAAATCATGCAGGACATGCTTGCTAACACTAAGATGAGTTGGGGACAAATCGAAAAAGTGTATAACAATTATGAATCCAAAAGCAAAAAACTGAACGCTGTATCGATCGATACCACCCAAAGCATGAGCAAGCAAACAAAGAAGTTTGCAAGCGAATGGAACAGTCTTGTAATCAATCCCAAAACGCTGAAACTAAAGAGTAACGCCGTTGAGGAAGTGACAAAAGCCATAAAATCAAAAGAAACGTGGAATAAAATCAAATTCCTTGAAAAGAAAGGCAAATTGTCAACGAATGCAAAAGGTGTAGTGGCAGAAGCGCTTGTTCAGAGTGGAAAATGGGATGCAATGACCTGGAAACAAAAAGAAGCGTGGATAACGTACAAGGGAGCGGAAGATGTAGCGAAAGCCTTGACCGACAACGGCAAGTGGAACAGTCTTCCAATGAAAGCGAAGCAAGCTCTTGTTTCTTGCAAAGGCTCCACGGATCTTGCGAAGGTTGTTGCTGACTACAAGCTCTGGAACTACCTCCCGACCAAAGAAAAAGACATCTTGGTAAGAGACAAAGATGCAAGCAAAATCCTTAAAAAGGCCGGTGTGAATGTTGACAATTACAACAAAAAGAATATCAACAGGAAGAACCTCACTGGTAACGCAGCAAGCATTGAACAAGCGGTGAAGCAAGGGAAACAAGCAATTGAGTCTCATAACCGAAAAGGTGTCAGCACAAAATTTTTCAACGGCAATCCTTCAAACATTTTAAACGCAAGCGGTCAATCCAGGAGAGCGGTTGACGCTCACAATTGGAAAGGTGTTAATACTAAGTATTTCAATGGTAATTCCTCAAGCGCCACGAACGCAAGCAGTCGGGCTAGAGGAGGCATTGACGCATGGAATAGGAAGGGTGCTTACGGTAAAACCCTTCACGCAAAAGATAATGTTTCTGCCAATGCGCACAGTGCAATCAGGAGCGTTAATTCTTGGAATGCTCAGCGAAATCCCAAAAAAGTGACATTCACTTCGATTTTTGAAAAAATTTTCATAACTAAAAAAAGAAGACACAAGCGTTTTGGTACAAGAAACTTTGAAGGCGGACCTATGATGGTTAACGATCAGCAAGGTCCCGTGTTCCGTGAATTAGTCCAATTCCCAGGCGGGTTCTCATTCATTCCGCAAGGGCGGAACGTTTCGTTTGAAGCGCCGAAGGGGACAAAGGTTCTCAAAGCGAGCGAAACCGCAAGGAAATTCCCTGGTCTTCCGCAATTTGCGGAAGGTACCGTCAAAAAGCCTACATTCGATACTTCACTCAACTACTTGCGAGCAATTGACAATGTGTCGGGGCAAACAAGCGTATCGGTTGATAATAGCGAAACAAACAATCGCCTTGATGCAATCGTGACAATCCTGAGCGCAATCATGAACGGAACGCTGAATGTGCAATTGCCACAAAGCCAAGTAGCAGCATTGCGGTCGACAAACGGTAAAGTTGACTTGAGAAGAGCCATGCAAGACATGAATACGCTAACAACAAGACAAACGAGGGGGTGTTTGAATGTATAACGGTTTTACGTTCAACGGCAAAAATTCAACTGATTTAGGAATTTTTATCGATAGCTCATATACGGTTGCAACCGCAGTTCCCAATGTGTCAACGGCCACCATTCCAGGGCGAGCGGGAACGGTTCTCTTGAACGACTCCAAACCTTCGAGCATTTTGCAGACGATTCCTTTTTACGTGAACAAGCCGCCTGCTGAACAAACGAAGGCTATTACCCAAATTACTAACTGGCTCAGGCAGAGCGTTAACGTGTACCACAATTTCAAACTAGCAAACGATTCTGGCTTTACCTATTTGGTGGCGATGACTGGCGAACTTTCTTTCAAACGTGAAGCAAGCGATTTAAGTGGGGAACTGAATGCACTGTTTTATCCGTACAAGTTTTATGACGAAGGTTTAAAGGAAATCAATGTAACCAACGGACAAACACTGAACAATCCAGGAACGGTTACGGCTTTGCCGCGTATTGCTTTAATCGGAAGCGGCACCGTAACGCTTAACACGTTCAAAATGACAGGAATAGGCAACGGAGCGGTTTTGGATAGCGCAAGACAATCTTGCACAAACCTTGCCCATACAGAGCCTCTTTTCAACCGAATGAGCGGAGATTTTCTGACGTTACCGCCTGGAAACACAAAAATAACATGGGATAATTCAGAGTTTACCGTGAAAATTATTCCTAGATGGGGGGTTATGATATGACACCAATACTTTACGAAAGCGACGAAAAAGAATTTTGGAGCAAAGGTCTTGGTCCTTTATCTGATGCTGAAAAATGTACAGTGACAGAAGAGAGGAACGGAGCATACACGCTTTCGATGACTTATCCGATTGACGGAGCGCAAGCTGACAAGATAGCGAACAATAGAATAATCAAAGCTGATAACGCTTATGATTTGAAGAATCAATTGTTCGTTATCAAAACTGTTACTCCAATCATGACGGAGACTGGCGAAATCAGCCTTTCAGTTTACGCTGAGCATATCAGCTACATCACGAATGATCTGTCTATTCCGCCTGAACTTAGTTTGACGGGGACAGCGCAACAAGCGCTTGACCAATGGAAAGACTCCCTCATTGGCGGAGACGCAAGCGGAATCACGGTTGACTCCGATGTAACAAACACGTCAAGCACGTTATTAAGCATTCAAAACGTTGCCAACGCAAGGCAAGCACTGGGCGGTGGGGAAGGCGCGATTCTCTATAAATGGATATGCGAGTACTGGT